TATTAGTTGGAGTTTCGGTATTTAGTGCATATATGTGTGCTAAAGTATCGTACGCTCTAGGTGATTACGTTAGAGGTAAGATTATTCCCAAGTATATATCTGATGATGATCAAGTTGCACAACTTGTATCTGAAGCTAATGCTTGTTTCGACAAGGGTTGTGATAATTGTAAGTTGTGTAAAAACGCTGCGATGAATCAACTCAATGTCAAATGGAACTCCTCATGCCTCTGCTATGTTAAACGAATGGAAAAAGGTAAAGATATGATCAACAAATACGCTATCTCTTTATACGGTGATCAACGTGTATCCAATAATCATGAACTCTCTGTTTCTGACATGGCTGAAATTATCAACCAAGTCGCAGATTGTGATTGTAATACATGTGATTGTTGTAATGACCCGGAACTATTGGACAGATTATCAACTGTAGCCAGAATTCATAACACGAACTGCGTGTGTCTGTTGACTCGTTTTTATCAGGGATTTAAAACAGCCGATCTTTATGATATGACTAAGCAAATTAACAATACTTTGCCCTCTATCATTAAGAATCCTGAACTAAAACGACTAATCGACTCACACGCTCGTGTTTATGACAACGCTGTGTCTCGCCGCGCGACCTCAACTCGCATTGTAGGACATGGTGCTACATATGATGCTCGCCCACGAACTCGAATGGTAACAAAAATAGGAGCACAGGCCCCGGTATATGATAACCGTGTAACGATTAAGAAAAACACGATCTTAGCTGCACAGAATCTATTACCCGCTTTTGCCAAAATTGAACCAATCGAAAATACAATGGACATACAAACGGTACTCGCATGTAAAGGTTGTAATAACTGCTCCCCTATTGATGCTCAGCGATCTTTGCCTGAACAAGACAAAGGATCGATTGTCATTGCTAGAGATGTAGTATATCGTAATCTTTTCAGACTTACGGTCATATTGAACGACAACGGAACGGAAAAACGACGCGGATTTGGACAAATATTCATGTTAGGAGGTCGATTAGGTATGATACCGAAACACTTTCTTTCTGTGATGGAACACTATGTTGAAACCTTTGGTAGCGAAAATTGCCACTTTGTGTTGGAAAATTGTAGTAGTGCTATCTCACCGTTGATCCCATGCTCGGTTATTCTTGAACAAGAAAACCATGTAAAGGATCCTCGTAGAGATATTGCTATCGTACAACTACCTACAAATGTTGGTGGCTTTGCCCAAGCGTATAAACATATTATTGACGAACAAGACTTGGCCCGCGTATCTGATTCCCCGGCTATTTTGGCTAGGTACCAGAGCGCATCTGAACGCGACAAACGACAAGGAACAAATTACTATAGAGAAATCTTTTGGTTATCCACTGCTACTCCTGAAGACCATTTAGTAGAAAGCAATGTGCCAGAAGCTAATGTTATTGTTCAGAATCGTGGTTCTTACACATATCATGCTGTAACCTTTTTTGGTGACTGTGGCTCGATACTTATTGCATCGAATGCTGCTATTACCCAGAAGATTATGGGCATGCATATTGCTGGAATTACGCACATGAACAAAGGCATCTCTGTAGCTCTAACTCGACAAATCATTGACCGATTGATGAAACATTTTCAGCCAATCAGTCAATATGGACACGAAATTGTACCCCTGGATGTTAACCCCGATATTTTAAAGGAAAATGGAACTTTCTTGATTTACGGAACGGAACCCGGACGTAGAATCATGGGAAGTGTTAAGACTGCTCTTGAGAAATCACCAGCTTATGGAAAATTGATTGAGAGTCCTAACAAACCCGGATATTTGCGCCCATTTACGGATGAAAACGGAACGACTATTGACCCTATGACCTTGCAACGGAATAAATATGGCGTTGTGAGACCTTACGTCCCACAACAACGTGTTGATGCTGTTTATGAGGCAATGAGTGTATTTTACCAACGTGAATACATTAGCTCACCTGCTCACTATAAACTACCATTAACACGCGAAGAAACTATTATTGGAATTAACGGAGACCCATTTATCAATGCCATTAACAGACAAACTGCTCCTGGATATCCTTATACATATGAAAAGGAAGGAAAGAGCGGTAAGACTAAATGGTTTGGTGATGGAATGGATTACGACTTGACTAACGACGCGTGTAAACAACTTATGGCTGATGTAGATGAACTCGCCCAGTGTATGATCGATAACGTTAGACCCCGCATTATCTGGATTGACACATTGAAAGATGCTAAAATCCCGATCGCTAAGGCTAACGTAGGAAAAACTCGATTGTTCACCGCTTGTCCACTACATTACACTATCTTGTTCAGACAATACTTTTTACCATTCATTGCTCACGCTATGCGAAATAGAGTTCAAAATTCTATTGCCGTTGGGATCAACCCGATGTCACCAGAATGGGACCTATTAGCTAAACGACTCAAACGAAACGGAAAACATGTCATTGCTGGAGATTACTCTAACTTTGACGGCACACTACCTGTACAATATGTGGAAGTCGCTGTTAAAATCATGGTTGACTGGTTCATGAGGAACTGGGACCAGATTGTAGCAACCGACAAAAACATTATTAACGGACACGAATTGGATTATGACGAATTTGAACAATTTCTGATGAAAGTGGGTATGGAGTGCATCAACCATCTACATATCGCAAACCACTCTGATTTAACTGGTGCTGCTTTGATATATTATGTTCGCAATGGAATCCCCTCAGGATGCCCTGCAACTGCTATATTGAACAGTATCGTTAATCATTGTTGTCTTGCCGATTCGTGGTTGGACATAATGGATGGAACGTCGTATGCTACAATGAATTCGTTTTTTGAGCATACTTCGTCTATTTTTTATGGTGATGACTTCATAATGAATATACGACCAGAGGTTATTGATGTTTATAATCAAGAAACTCTCACACCCATTCTCAGGAAAAATTTGGAAATGACAATGACTGATGAAGCTAAAACTGGTGAATGTGTTAAAGCACGTACATTAGAAGAGGTTTCATTTCTAAAACGGAAATTTAGGTTTGAAAGTTTCGTTGGGTTGTGGGTCGCACCGATTGACATTGATGTTATATTGGATGCACCAAACTGGGTACGTATTGGTAATCAATTGCCGTTACGTATCTGTGTTGACACACTCAGCGGAGGTTTAACCGAACTCGCTATGCATGATAAAGTCACGGACGCCAAATGGAGATCTAAGATGATAAATCTTGGACTCGATTTGACTCGTGGCACTGGACTCGAATTTAACCCCGACTCAAG